TAGTAATGTTTGTACCACCTGCAATAGTTAGTGTATCAGTTTTACTATCAGCTTCTGCTAATCCAGTATCTGCTTGTACGTTACTAAATGCGTTTTGGTTAGCTTCTCCACTTAATGCATCGCCACTGTAGTTAATTGTTACAGTGTCTCCAACGATACTAGTTGTAATGTTTGTACCACCTGCAACTGTTAATGTATCTGTTTGTGAATTTGCTGTAGTTGTACCAGTGTCAGCATCAACTGTTTGGAAAATATTTTGTAATCCACCTGCCGCTGGTGTAACAAACTCAAATGTTCCGTTACCGTTTGCTTTTAAATATTGTCCACTTGAACCGTCAACAATACTTAAATCAGTAATTGATGTTGGAATAGTTGGCTTGTTGTTTAAGTTATTATAGTTTGTAAAGTATGAACTATCAAATCCGTCCAGTGTATCTGCATCAGTGCCGCCACCGCCAGTTGCAACGTCTGTACCAGGAGCCCATTTAGCACCGTCCCATTTTAGAACGTTACCAGCTTGTGGTGCTTGGCTAGTAGTATCAACATCTGATAAACTATTAATATTTCCTATGTATGCAACAGATTTAAGTGGGTCAGTGTAATTTGTAATGGCTCCTGCACTTGCATCTAATAATAATTTACGCCATGCTCCTGAGTGTGCAACATAAACTGTTCCACCTTCATGAACGTGAAGCATTGCACCATGATATGTGCTTGTGCTAATTGCATTCATTTGGTTCAAAGTTGAAGCATGAAATGCTACTTTGTTAATTTTGTTATCATCGTTTGGAACATCAAGTTCTAAACTTGAGTTCACAATGTCTTTAATGTTTGTGCCGTCGCCTAACGCACTATACAGCTCATCGACGTTAGCATTAACCTTAGTAGCACCTGCTCTAAGACTATCACCAGTACCGTCATTTGCGGCTGTACCTAAGTTAATTGTTGATTTTGCCATTCCTTACACCTTATCAAATGTTATGTTTGTATTATCGAAATACGTATTTGTTGCATCAAAAGTATTTATACCATCTGACTCCACACTGGATGTCTCTGCGACTATAGCTGGAGGAGTTAGCTGATGTATTGCTTTTGCATACGTAGCATGGAAAATTAGCTTCGCTCCTGCATATATATTTGAAGTAGGGCTTGCATTAATTTTGCAAACACTTTGATCTACTGTTACAGATAAGTTAACTAATTCTTGATTAATACTCGAACGTCCAAAGATACTAGCAACAGCTCTGTCTGGTCTTGCAACTACTGAAAGTTGCATAATTTCTTTTTCGTTTGAGTCAAATTCTACTGTAATTTGATATACTGCACTGCTAAATTCGCCTACATGAAACGAGTCTACTACAGTATTATACTGTACACCTATCCAGCTACCTCTGTAGCTAAAACTAGATCTGTCTGGCAGACTAATTGTATTATTGGGTCCTTTGCTGAAAAGATTTGTCAGAAGTTTATTCATTGTTCATGCTCCATATTGTATTTATCGTTTTACAAAGATATGTAACAGTACAATTTATGTTAAATCTACTAGGCTATGAGCAAACTGGCTAAGATTATCGAATGTTTCTGTTTGTTTTTTTAGATCTTTATTAGCAAACGTGTTTAATTTTTTGCTTGTTTCAACACCATGACCTGTACGTACTAATACAGGCTTTGCTTTTGCTTTTATAGCCGCTTTAAGATCACTAATTTTATCGCCTACATATACGCCATTTTTCCAATTAACCCCAATTTCGGCTGATGCTCTTTTAAACATACCTATATTTGGCTTAGCATACACATCATCTTTAAAATTAGTAGTTGCATAGTATAAGCCGTTAATGCTTTTACAGCCAATCTCGCCTAATAATTTAAGCATATGATTGTGTACTACATCTACATCTACTTCATCGCATATACCTTTAACTATGCCTGCTTGGTTAGTAAGTATAACAACATCGTATCCTTTGTCACGTATCATCTTAACAGCTTCTAAACTGCCTGGAATAGGTTTAAACTGCTCAGGCTTAGTAACATAGTCACCAATATCTTCGTTAATAGTACCATCTCTATCTAATCCAATTACAGGTGTACTCATATTAAGGTCTCCATCTATCATCTGACCATCCTATTTTATCTGAATTAAACCATTTACATTGATCTAAGTAAATAGGATCTTTATTTGTTAGTTGCTCTTTCCAATTCTCTACAAATTCCTTTGTTTCAGGTAGGAGTTTTGCTACATATGTTTCTACAAACTCAGCCGCTTCGTGTGTTAACGGATGAAGTTCTGGCAAAAGCATATGTTCGTGTTCTGGTTTCTTACTAGGAACACTCTTAGGTCTAGTATTAAAAAATTCTTCGTCAATTCCAAAATTAAGTGCGTTTAGTATTGGTGGACAAGATGTTTTTATATCATCTTTATATGCTTCAAGTACTGCTCCAACATCTTCTAGTTCTAATTTTGGATTTTTTTGGTTAAATTCTTTAGGTGCTTCTTCCCAACCTTCAAATGGATCTCTAAAACTTGTAGAATAAACTTTACAGCCAATATTTTCTAATGCTTTATGTGTAGCAGATATCATAGCACAGTCACGCATTGTACAATGCATAATATCAGCCCATACCCAAGCAGACTCATATTTGTAATTGTTTAAAATAAATGTATAATCTCCAGATAAAGTAAAACGACTAAAGTTACCTGGGGTCCACCAACCCTTACCCATGTGATACCTATCTTCACGGAACATACTAGACCATTGTAATAAGATTACATCGTCTTTGTTAAACTTATGAATTGTGTTTGCTTCCCACAAACGCATGTTAATGTATTGATTACCTGCACCACTCTTAGCCCAATTAGAACCTTCGTAACCTTGTGACTTATACTGATGTATTAAGATATCTGCCCATGTAGGATAAAAATATTGTGTCAGACTGCAACCAAATGCAAATATTCTCATGTTAGTCTCCGCAGTAATTGTAACATTAATTTGTGCGGTATAGTTTTTGATTGATCAAACTGAAGTTTGTGTTGTATAGAATTTTCAACGTGTTGTTTTGCACCTTCAGGCATCATCTCATATTGTTTTAAGATACTTTCGTTATTAAATAAACCTAAACCATGCATTACTATAGCATAATTATATTCGTTAAACAAAACTTTCTTAGTGTAAGATGTCATATCATCAACTGTTGGCATGCGTTGTTTCCACATACGCAAATTTTTATCTAAACTATCTGGTATAGGTGTTTGTGATACTGCTTTCCAAAAAGGTGTATCAGTTCTTTCAGTAATATAATGTAAAGCAATAAAGTCTCTAATGTTGTCCATAATAGCACCAACCTCTAAATTATATCGGTCAATAGTATCTTTGTTGTAATTAATAATACGTTGTGCTAATAAAAAACTTTGATTAATGCTGGTTCCGATCGAACTTGCTTCTAATGGTTCAACAAAACTAGCACTAAGCCCAATGGCACATACATTACCTATCCACGGACGATCTAATGCGCCTGGATCAAATTTAATATTTTTTGCAACTTCAACACCGTGTCCTAGATAGGATTCTGCTTCACGCTGTGCTTCTTCTGCTGTAATAAAGTCGCTATCAAAAATATATCCATTACCTTTGCGTCCTTGTACAGGAATACGAAACAACCAACCAGCATTCATTGCTTTTGCAAGTGTCCATAACGGTATTTCATCTTCTTCAGGAGTAGGAAATACAATGGCTTCTTTCATTTTAAGATACTTACTATAACTTTGCCATTCTGCTCCAAGTTTTCCAATTAATAACTTAGAAAATCCTGTGCAATCAATATAGAAATCATATTTGTAACGTTCTGTTTCACTTGATATATAATCAACATTATTTGATTCAGTAACAATTACATCTGTAATTTCATCGTCAATAACATTACACCCCATCTCTTGTGTTTTTCTTGTTAAGAAGTCATTTAACTTTTTAGTATTAAAATGGTATTGACTTACTCCTGTATCATTAGGACGTTCTTCCATAAATTTACTAAATGGTGTCATATTATCCCAAAGATAATCTCCGGTTAAGTCTCTCGGGTCAACATTTTCTCCAATTAACTTTGCATATGCAATTGGTACCCCTAATTGATCTGATACAAAAGGATCATGTACACTTTGTAAATAAGGCTTAGATGACCAATCTTCAAACATAATACCTGTTTTAAATGTTGCATCACATTCATTTATAAGTTCAGAAGTTTGTATTCCAACATAATCCATAAACACTGACCAGTGTTCAGTTGATCCTTCACCAACACCAATAGTTCCGATCTTTGTAGAACGTATTACATCAATCTCCAATGAAGGATAAGTGCGTTTAAGGATAAGAGCTGAAACAAATCCTGCTGTCCCGCCGCCAACTACTGCAATTTTAAGTTTTTTATTATTCATCAAGAGTATACCATCCAGTTACAATGTACTTAACGCCTTTATAGATAGGATTGCCTCGATGTGGATGTGTAAACGATGTAGGAAAGATAGATAACTTTCCTGGTTCAGGTTTAATTTTAACTCCTTGATAAAGGAATTCTGTTTCGCCGCCTTCTTCTACACCATTTAAGTAAACTGTATATGCTAATATACGAGATGATGAACTAAGGTCTGCATTTTCTGAATGCCATGCATGATAACCTTGATGTGGTAAAGTCTTTTGCACACTCATTCCTTTGGGTGAATGTTGCATAACTGCACCAAGACTTTCATACTTACTTCGATATTTCTCTGTATAAACTTTGTTAAGAGTAGAATAAAAAAATTGGCACAAGTCTTCGTCAGCATGATACCTTGAATTGTGGTTAGCCCAATCCATCATAATGCGTTCGTCTTGATTTTTCATGCTACTTTCTAAATTTGTAAACTGATTAGCTGACATTTCTTCGAATCGTTTAATTATTTGCTTACACCAATCAATTGGAAAAGCATTTGGATATTCTTCAACGCCGTCGTAATTACCTTCCATGTGTTCTCCTATATAAAAAATTGTTGATTTAGTCTATAAACATTATCTGTAAACATACCAGGTTTGACATATGCAGAGTGTAGCATTGCCTGATTATATAAAACCATTCTATTAAATTGCATTGGGACCATTCCAATCATTTCCCAATCATGTATACTATCATTAATGTAACTAGTTACAGGTAATCTACCTTCAACATCATATGTATGTGTTACAGTTGGATCGCTGTAAAATGTGCGGCCACCAAATGTATAGAAACTTGTTCCGCCTGCACACTCATTTTCGTTGTTTAAGTATATTGTTGCGGCCAAATTATGCCCGCTTGTATTATCCATATGAGGACAAATTGGTGGAAGATCATTAGTTTGCATAACGTTTACCATAAATGTTGCACGTTTAAAACTTTCCTCCATAAAATTTGAAGGATAAAAGTTCATTACTTCTGGAAAATACGTTCTACCTAATTGATCAAAGATCCAAGCCATACTATCTAGTTCGTAAAATGCATTAACTCTCCAAGCAGGATTGTTTCCTCGTATTCTTTTATTACGAGATGCAGGAATATCTAAAGCTAACTGTCTTACTAGGTACGGATCTTTGTAAAAATTATCAACTACTACTACACTTTGCTTTGTTGGACCAAACTTTTGTAAAGTTACACTATAGTCTGGATTAATTTCAAAAACTTGATCTTCGTTAATAGTATTTTTATGCATCTTGCTTCTCCTTAATAACAAAGTTAGCACTTATAGTAGCCCTTACTTGTTTACTCTTGTTGTCTGACACATAATGTCCAAGGTTGCTTGGAAAGTAAATTATATCTCCTTCTTCACAAGGAGGTGTAATCCTATTATTGTACTTAAATGCCTTAGAAGTCAAACTAGGTAGGCCTGTTTGGTGAAAATAATCATATGTGTTATTATGGAATACAAAATTTCCGCTATTAGGAGGCGTCTTAAGCATGTAAGCACAACTGATATGTGCAGGGCCAGCATGATTATGAATTTCTTGGAACTGGCCTGGTTGATATCTATTAACCCAACACTCTATTTGATAGTCTAATGGAACATCTATTTCAAATACTTCTAAATACTCGTTCAATCCTTCAACAGCTGATCTAATAAACTGCTTGAATGGTAAATTATTTGCTTGTGAGTTACCATATGTTGTATCTACGTTACTATACCATGTTGGTACTTTATTAAAATGAGAGTCTTGTTCAAGAACTTCTTTAAAATCTTCTTGAACTTTGCTGTGTGCTTTGAGTAGTGTTTTGTAAACTGGTATGCCAAATAAATGTATATTGGTGCTCATTAGTTCTTCATTTCTATCAATTTACCGTATTCAGGTAAGTAGCAATACTCCATTTCACTGTTATAAAGTGTGCGTACAGCGTCATCGAGTGTTTCAACAAGTGGTTCTCCGCCCAAATTAAAGCTAGTATTAAAAATAATTGGAACTCCAGACTGTTTATAAAACTCTTCGATAAGCTCATAGTAGTGTTTATTCTGTTCTTTGGTCACAGTTTGAATTCTACAAGTGCCATCAACATGAATAATGCTTGGAATCTTTTCTGCAATACCTTCTTGGCAATTCATTGCATACATCATATGCGGACTTTCTTCTAATCCACGCATGTCAAACCATTCATGTGCGTAGTCTAACATAATTGTGCCAGCAAATGGTCTAAAATATTCTCTACGTTTAACTTTGTTTACGTAATCTTTTCCATCTTCGATAGTTGGATCAAAAAGTATACTTCTATTACCTAATGCACGTGGTCCATTTTCACTCTTGCCTTGGAACATTGTAACAATATTTTTATTTCTAATTAATTCTACAACCTTAACATGATCTGCGTCAACAACACTTGCACCATATTTTTCAGCAGTATCTTTAATTTCTTTAATATCGTAATTATAAGTAAAACCTTCGTAGATTGTTTCAGCATACGAACGTACAGTTTTATCTTTTGTTGTTTGATGGTACACTAATAAGGCCGCGCCAATTGCTGTTCCTGCATCACTAGATACTGGTTCAACATATAACTTAATACCTTCTTTGTTTAATTTATCAAGGTACCAGTAGTTTGCAACACAGTTAAGTGCATAGCCTCCACTTAGTACTACGTTTTTATTGCCGGACATTTCAACTGCTTTAAAAATAAGGTTTAATACTTCTTGTTGCGATCCTTCTTGCACAGCATATGCCATGTCTCGACGGTTTTCTAGTGTAGTTAAGTCTTTTTTGCTTTCTAATACATCTTGTGATGTTTCTAAATACTCATATTTGCCTTCATTTACAAGAGCCGCATTTGGATATGTAGGAATAATAACATTCCTATCACTTGTACGCCACTTACCACCGTTGCTGTCAGTATAAATTGGTGGAATATTTAAATTCTTTTTACCATATGGAGCAAGTCCCATTGTTTTACCTGCTTCAATAGGCTGAAATCCACAATATTGTGTTACTGCTTCATATGCTTTTGTAATACCTGCACTATCATCTAATATAAGTTCATGAAATCCTTCTTCTCCTTCACGCTCTGAAGGAATATACGGAATGCGTGTTCCTGGATAAGGTCCATTTCCGCCTTGGTGTTTGTATAAAGTTTTAAAAGCATCAGGATATGCACAACTAAAAATACTTTCACATTCCCATGTCATATACTCTTCATTAAACAGTCCTGTATTAATATTCATAGGAATAAAGGTTCCTGCTCCGTCAACAACAACACTAACTGCTGATTCAAATCCAGAACGATAAAATGCACAAGCCGCATGCAGTTTATGATGCACATAACTCATATCAATAACTTGTCTATGCACATATCTTCCATCTTGACTATATGCACTATCTGATCTATCAATAAGTCCTAGCTTTCTTGCAAGTCCGGTATACATATCTCCGCCACTAAAGTCAATTCTACTTGATTCTTCTAATGGTTGTGTATGTGCTACTACAAGATAATCTAATTTATCTGTATAATCTAAAAACTTTGTCATTGCGGCTAGTGGTCCACCGTCATACTTTTTTCTAGTAAGACGTTCTTCTTCGATTGCAAATACTACTTCTCCATCTTTAAGAAGTACAGCACCGCCATTATGTCCTCTTGTAATTGCTCCAATCCACTGTGTCATACTTTATTTTCCTTTATATATTTTATTAACCTATTTTTGTACCTTGCGTTGTTAAATGCATCATAGCATTCCTGCAACGGCGTTGGTAAAAAGCGTTTTGCTTTTAAGTTTTTATATCCTAAGCACTGCATTACCGGTCCTGTTTTAGACTCAAATAATTTAGCACTATCAAACCGAACCATTTTTATTTTTTCAGTTGTGTTAAATTTAAAATAACACAATGTTTCTCCTTTAGCAATGTCAATTTCATTTTCTCCTGCCTTAAATTTAAACGCAGGACGTACAGGTCTGATCCAACTTGCTATATTGTATGTACCTGCAATCCCCATGGTAACTGACGAGAACTGAGTCTCTTCATAGTAAGGATGTAATTGTGTCATTGTTAAAGGCTTATCAGCAAAAAATAAGAAGCAAGGATGGTCTAATTGATGTACATGTTCTTCATTTGGCCCTCCTATGTAATTCATTAAAAAATTAGGATCAATATCATACTTACTTGTTGCTTCTTGTCTTTCATAATCAAATTTTATATGAAAATCAATCGGGCTTTTAGCTCTAAAAGTATTTTTTGCTTCGTCTACAATAGCAGGACACATACCTGCACCTAATCCAAAAAATTCTCTCGCGTTTATATCCTTATAAATTGTTTCTGGTTCATAATATTTTAGTTCAGAAACAAATTCTTGATTATCTTGCACATTAATTACGGGCGACCAGTATACTTTTATCATTAATCAATCTCTACTTCGTATGTAAAGTCAACAACAAATACTTTACGTTCTTCTAATGTTGGGTACACACCGTGATAAACTTTTCCGTCCATTATTACTAAATCGCCTGCAATACATTTGATCATGTCACTGACTAATTCTCCTGTTACAGGATTCATTGTAACTGCTTTTAGTTTGCCGTTTAACGGAGTTTGTGTACTAAGTTCAATAGTATTCAAAAATAAAACACAAGTCATTGTACGTTGTCCTCTATCTTCGTGTGTATGTAATCCGCTAAAAGTATTTTCTGGATATGTTAGCCACCAACATTTTTTAAATTGTACATTTTTAAACTGAAACTTAGCAATACTATTTTTTATAAAGTCTAAGTATGCAGTAGAATGATATGGCCAAGAAAAATCATCATCGTATTGTATTATTGCTCCGCCGTAATCTACATGTTGATTTTTTGGGTGATCAAATAATGGTAAAAATTTCCAATAGTCTGGATATTTGTCTTTACTAATCCAGTAATCTGGTATACGTCCGTGGTGACATAGAAACCAAAAATCCTTATCCCCTTGATATGCCGCATTTAGATCCATTAGAATGTTGTCTCATACTCCATGTCTACAACAAACACATGTCTATCTTCTAGAGTTGGGTATGTTCCATGGAATACTTTACCGTCCATAATAACAAGTTTACCTGCAATAGGTTTATGTTGTATGTAATTAATTGTACTATCGGGTGTAGGCTGTAATGTAGTCAAACTTCCTGCTAACGGATAGGTAATACTAGGTTTAGGTGTATCTAAAAATAGTACACTTGTTAATTGTTTACCTGGTACATGACTATGTAATCCGCTATATGCACCTGGTGGATATTTTACACCCCACGCTTTTTGAAAATCCTTAATACGGATAGGTAAATTTTGTAACTGAAACTTAATAAACGCTAAGTACTCTTCTTTTGGATCTATATCTGTGGGATAAGACATATCCTTTTTATAATACAAAGTACCGTTACCGTAATCAATATGTCTATCATAATAACTTTCAAATAGTTTTAAAAACTTCTTCCATCTTGGATAATACAAATCATCTACTACCCATGTATCAAGAGCTTTCATTGCACTTATTTGTGGTGCCATTAGAGTTTCATAAGTATCATTTAAAAAACTATCTGGTGAACTTCTAGAAATACGTTCTTTCATTACACACCCGATCTTCCTAAAATTTGTGCAGGTTGTTTAGCATGTGTTACTCCTTCAGCATGTACGACCCCATGCGTCGGGCATACTTCGCCTTGCTGTTCTTGCGGTTTGAACGTTCCTGTATAACTTCTTGGTTTACCCAAACGCTTGCGAGCACTTGCAATAATTTTTTTAAAACTTTCATCATTTAACTCCATTACTTCGTCATTGTAACGTTCTACTTCTTCTTCCATTGTAAGTCTAATAGGACTAAACTTACGCTTACCTTGTCCTAAGTCAATAATATCAAAGTCAGGAGAATTAGGATAAGAAATATTAATAGGATATGTACTGCCAATAACACTTGTACATGTTGTACCTAGTGCTTTTGCCATATGTTGTCCTAGACTATCACAACCAATAAAATGATCTGCAATTTGGATAACACTTGACCAAACTCTTACATCTGGAATTTGTGGAACTGCTACAGGAACTTTAGGATTTTCTTCAATTACAACAGGAAATTCACTCATTATAATCACAGCATAATCATCACGTAAGTCTTTACAAATTCTAATAACATCATTTAAGTGAAAACTTCTTGAAGTACCATCAATTACAAAGTCGCCCATGTTTTCTGCTGTACGTCCAAATGGTTGGAATACTACTACTTTATCTTTTCCAGTCACTGCTTTAATTTCTTCAACAATTTTATATCCGTTAACCATTTCATGCTTGTTCATATAAATTTTAGGATCTGATAATTCTCTTATACCTTTATTATTAATTGCAATATCAAATGCTTGTGCTAAACTACATTTTTGATTATAATATTCCCAAATCCTATACGGCTCTGGTGAGAAACAATCTCTATCTTTAATGTAATCTTTAAATAAATTTTTATGCCAATGGTCGTATGCTAGTTCGTGTAGTTGCGGATGACCTTTATAAAAGTCCATACCGCCTTCGCAAACAATAATAAAGTCTTGGTCTTCTTCGTAGAGTTTTTCAAACGCTGGAATACTTGCAACAACTCTGCCTGCTCCACCGTTCATAAAATATGCTTTTTTGCGTTCCAATGTTTTCTCCTGTTATAAAAATATTTATAGGTGTGCAAGATAATATTAGTCGATCCTGGCTAGGATATAGTAGTGACAACCTTTTCCTTTAGAAAAATAATCCATTAAAAAACCCTTGTATAAAATTAATTATGCAAGGGTTCTTTTAATTATTTTAAATATGATTATTTTTTGCCGGCGGCTTTTTGTGCGGCAACTTTTACATCAACTGCAAAAGCACCATCTCTGTATGGGTCTGCTGGATCACTTGCCGCAGATGGATCTCTCATATCCTTTGGAGCAATAGGAAACATCATTACTGCTTGCCAAGGTTCAAAACCTCTAGCTTCCATTACAGCTGGTAGATCTCTTAGTTTTTGTCTATAATCTTTCCAACCTTGTTGGATTGATTCTGGAGCGTCTGTCTGTCCAACTTTAGCATCTGTATCATGTAATTCTTGGTCTCTAACATCTCTAACTTCTTGCCAAGTTAGGTCCATTTTAGTTCCTGTTGCGGCCCAGTCATGAACACCAATATTAAATTCTTCTGTTTCAAAGTCGTAAGTAATACCTTGCTCGTCATATACATCTCTAGGTTCTAATTCATCCGTGTATTCTACATCTGGATAACCTTCTGGAGCGTCCCAAAGTATTTCCCAGTCTCTTTGACGTCTTAGCATAATACCAGACTCTTTACCATCATCATTACCAATTTCACATAGTAAAGGATTTTCTTTACAATCAACTGTTACTCTTGTAATGTCTTGTCCTGATGGACGTTCTAAATCACGTTTTTCCCATAAACACCATCCAGATTCTTTTCCGTAATCTTCTGATGACGGGTCGTTTTGTACTTCAAATGTTAAAAACTCCGGACCTTCGTAAGTAAAGGTGCCTGTTTTACCTTGCGTAAAACTATTTTTACGCCATTCGTCCCAAATTGGGTACGTAAATTGTTTGCTTATTTTTCTCATATTATTCAGCTCCTAATACTATTTATCATTTACATAAAAGTTATTCGAACAACGCCCGAACCACCTTGGCCAGATCCACCTGCACAGCATTTTGCCCAGTTACCACAGTATGAACCAACGCCAGGCATTCCTCCGCCTGATGGCCATTCTATGTGACATCCACAACTACACCATGCTTCGTTAGTAACACCTACTGTCATTTTTCCAATTAAAGGTGGTTGTCCTGATCCAGAATATGTATACACACAGTGACAGTAACCGTGTCCTGGCTCCCATCCTGTTGTTCCCATCATTCCAAAGTCAGCACCAAATATACCACAAATTCTACAGTTTTCGCAACCAAAGTGTGTATGTCTTGGACCCCAAGCGTCTCCATTACACATCCAACCGCCACAACCACCATCAGTACAGAAGTTACTTAGGTTGTATCCATTTACATATGAACGACATCCCATGCCTGCGCCACAAGTGTGTGCTTTACCACATGGCCAACTGCCGCCTGCACATACACTGTACTGACATCCTGGTGATGTACTAATAGTCTTGGAAGCATAATTTCCTCCAGCACCACCAATTGTAAACATACAATAGTTACAACATGTACTACCAGGGCCGCCTCCGCCACCTGACCAAATTTCGAAAGTTACTGTACTTGCACCATCTGGTACACACCAGTAACAACATTTTCCGTTAGCTTGTTCACAACAACCACTTTGTCTAGCACATTGGTGACAAACCATACCACGTGCATTGTATATCCATTGCACACCGTAATTATTTCCGTTTCCATGAGCAATATCTGCAGATGTAATTGTTGCGTCTACTAAACTGTCATTTGCTACTTTTTTATAACTTGCATATGTTGCCATTTTTTATCTTTCCTTTAAGCGAATGTTATTCTTACCATTCCCGAGCCGCCCATATTACCGCCTGAACAACATTTTGCCCAGTTACCACAATATGAACTCTGTCCTGTTTGTCCACCACCTGATGGCCAGTTTACATAACAAGCACAGTTACACCATGCTTCTGCGTTAGAACCTGCACTATGTCTTCCAACAAATGGTGCTGAACCTGACATTCCCCAGTCACCTGATTTACATTGACATCCACCGTGTCCGCCTGATACTCCGGTTGATCCCATAATTCCAAAGTCTGCACCAAAAATTCCGCAAACGTTACAGTTAGCACATGTTTGTGTATGTCTTGGACCCCATGCATCTCCGTTGCACATCCATCCACCACAACCACCTGTTGTACAAAAATTACTTAGATTATGACCATTAACATAGGATTTACAACCCATACTTGCTGAACATGTATGTGTTTTACTGCAAGGCCAAGTGCCTCCAGCACAAATTGAATATGTACATCCTGGACATGTACTAATAGTTTTTACACCGTAGTTACCGCCTGCGCCACCTGCTGAGTGTTGACAGTAGTTACAGCATGTTCCGCCTGCACCTGCACCACCACCTGACCAAATTTCAAATGTTACTTTAGCAACGTTTGCAGGAACTGTCCAATAACAGCATCTACCATTTGCTTGTTGACAACAATCGCCTGCGTCTGCACATGCATGACACTGTAGGCCACGTTCATTATATACCCAAAATGTATTAAATTTGTTACCTGCTTGAGCACCTAGTTTAGACGCCGTAATACTATTGTCTTGAAAGTTGTCTGCTGTTAGTGTTTTATAACTTGCGTATGTTGCCATAATTTTTCCTTATACAAATGTTATCTTTACTATGCCAGATCCGCCTTGACCTGAACCACCTGCACAACATTTTGCCCAGTTATCACAATAACTAGATGTTCCTGGAACACCACCACCAGCTGGCCAGTTAATGTGACATCCACATGCACACCATGCTTCGTTAGTAGCTGTTCCTGAATATGTTCCTATACCTGCCGCGGCTCCTGTCCAACTTGTTTGTCCGTGACATCTACAAGTAGTAGTACCTGCTTTAATACCCATACCGCCCATCATACCAAAATCTGCACCAAAAATTCCACAAATCAAACAGTTAGCACAGTTTGTTACAGCATGTCTTTGACCCCATGCATCTCCATTACACATCCAACCGCCACAAGCACCAGTAACACAAAAGTTACTTAGATTATGACCATTAACATAGGATTTACATCCCATGCCTGCTGAACATGTATGTGATTTACCACATGGCCAACTGCCGCCTGCACAAACACTATATTGACATCCTGGATTAGTGTCTATTGTTCTAATTGCATAGTTACCGCCTGCGCCACCAATTGCAAATGAACAGTTATTACAACATGTGTGTCCTGGACCGCCGCCTCCGCCGCCCCAGATTTCAAATGTTACTTTGTAAACATTGTCTGGTACACACCAGTAGCAACATCTACCATTTGCCTGTTGACAACATCCTGATTGTCTTGAACACATATGGCACTGCATACCGCGTTCGTTGAACACCCATTGTGTTCTACGACAAGCACCAGCGCCGGCTTGCAGTTTAGATCTAGTAATTGACCCATCTGGTATACCTGCTGATGTAATCTTTTTATAACTGCTGTATGTTGCCATTTACGTTTCCTTAATAATTCTTATACAGTAAAGATACGCCATCCGTAGCTATCGCCCGAATAAACAATATCAAAAGCCGCGCCTTCTGAATTAACAGTTAAGTCTGCACTATCACCTTGTATTAGCTTACCGTTTCTACCAATTGTCAAAGCATTGGAATCAAAAGTTTTTCTTAAGTCGAAGAATCTTATGATGTCACCTGTTGCTGGACTGCCTGGTAAAGTAACTGTAAAGCCGCCACTGTTAGTGTCACAGAACAACTGTTGTCCTGATTGTGCCGAATATGTTGTTGTCACTGTCACGCCATTTAAAACACCAACTGGTAACCAAGCTGTACCATTGTATAATTCTAAGTTTGTTAACTCAGTATTAAACCTTAGTGCGCCTGCTCCAGCGTCTGCTGTTCTTTGTGCCGTAGTTCCAAAAGGGACAGTTAAACCTGGTGAACCTACTGATAATCTTCTTCCCATTGCTTTATCCTATCCTTATGTTATGCCGCCGGTACGGCTGTTTCAATACCCATAACCATTGAGGTTACAGATGCTTGAGATGATCTTACAACAACTTTCTTAGTTGCGTCAATAACAATACCTGTTCTCTCTAATACACCGTTTGGTCCTACGGATACGTCATACTCTAAGTATTCGTTTCCACCTGGTGTATCTCCAGTACTTGTTGCTAATCTAATGTTTGCTGTATTTGAACCTCTATTACAAAAGTTCACAGTCACAACACTATATGTATCAGCCGGTACTGTATAGACAGTAGTATCACTATTTGCTGAAAGATCGCTTGATCCTAATATTCCTGATGCCATTTTATTACTCCTATGTTAGTATTTAGCCATTATGTTTTACTTGTTAAAAAGTACGCAAATGCAACTGGACTTCCACTTACACCGCCGTTAAAGTTCATTCCCGTAGTTACAGTAATTGGACTATTATCGGTTGTACCTATTGTATTTCCAGTAATATTTATTTTACCTGCTGTAACTGCGTTAACGTTCAGAGAGCTACTACCTCCACCAATCTGTGAATTGATGTATGTAATAATTGCCCTTTGTGTCGGAACAACGTTATCTGAATTAGCACTAAATGTACCATCTGTACTAAATTCATTAATAACAGCGCCGCCTTGTCCTAAGCCAACTGCACCTAGTGACAATTCTTGTAGTCCTGCTAAACTAAATGCACTTGTATTCAAACTCGCAGATCCTGTTGACTGTTCAACGTTGAACAATCTACCAACTCTAAAGTTACCATCTTGGTCAGTACTTGTGTAGAATATTCTACCTCCGCCAGCTTCGTTAACTTCATCATTTGGATCGTTAGCAATTACAGGTGTTCCTGGATAGTTGGTATTAGCAAAGTTACCAGTACCAATGTCTAAGAAGTCGTGTCCTGTTAATCTAACTTGACTAAATCTTCTTCTAATTGTAATGTTTGTTCCATGCTCTGGAGCAGTTTCAACTCCTAAGTCTGGTGATACTTGTAAGTTAGCAGTATAGTTACCTGCACTACCTAACAACTCTCTAACAAACACAATCTTAAAGTATCTACTATCGCCTTCAAGTTGTAGGTTTGCACCTTCAACTGGAATGTCACTCATTCCGTAAACGTTCATAAATTGTGCTGATTGATAAATGTCAGCATAACCATCTCCAGTTACAGTAGCACTTGCTGTTTCAAAGTCTGTACCTCTTGCAGTCCACGTAGGCTGTGTAAGCACACCATTACCAACTCTAACTTCCCATGGAACTTCAGTAGTTTCACTTGGGTCAGTAATTGTTAGTGTAGGAGTACTTGTATAGCCGCTTCCTGGATTCACAATATAGAACTGTGTAATTCTTCCTGTAGTTACACTTGCTCTAACTTGTGCTCCTGATCCGCCACCTCCAACAACTTCGATTCTTGGTTCAATACTGTATGCTGTTGTAGCATCTAGTGTTGCCGCAATACCATTAGTTGGGTGCCATGTTTCCCATCCTGCCGAGTTATCACTTTCTTTTGCAATACTTGCAACTTTAGTACCTGAGTTGTATGCACTAATAAATCCATACTGTCCTGCACCTGTACCTGCTGTAATAACAATTCTCATACCTACGTATTTTGTATTGTTAGCAGTTTCAGTGTTTGACAATGTAATCTGTGTAGTATTACCTGCCTGTGCAGTATTTTCACTGCTTGAGTAACCTCTACCACCAATTGAGTCTGCATCATTAAACAGTCCGTCGCTGTTAGTATCTTTTGCATTATAAGTAGATCCGTCATCTGGATTACGTAATCTAACTTCAAATACACCGTTATTAACAACGTTTGCGTTAGCAACTACAGCACCATAGCCGTCTCCACTAATTGTATATGTTGCACTTGTATAGTTGTTACCAGCGTTAGTATATTCTAAGTGAATAATTTGACTTCCGTCTGTTAATCCTCTACCAACTTGTGCTTCTAGTTTTCTATTTTCAACACCACCGGTTGTTGGAATCTCAGTAACGTCAATAAATTCTGATACTGCACCTTTGTCACCGTATGAACAGTTACCATTAGTACCACGTATCTTACCGCCGTTTTCTGCAAGGTATCCAATATGTCCGTAGTATGAGAAGATACTAACAAGTTCTGCTCTACCTAAGTTAGTAACCCATGCACCAATACCGTCACTTAAGATTTGCGTAAAGTCGTTAGCAACAATTGAATCGTTACCACCTGCGTGTAGTGAACCGTCAACTTTTAAACCAATACATGCTGTACCAAAGTTAGTTACACCTTGTACATATGGTGATCTTGCACTAATCCAAACTCTTGTATCGTCTGGGCCCCACCCTGGATCTAACGAACAATATGCTCCTGCTGTTGGACGTTTAGTTCCATAAGCGTTTGCACTTCCTAATGTTCCTGTTAATCCACCTAGTGTCATGCTTCTAATACCTGTACCGTCTCTTAGTAAGTACATGTTTTCTAACACAGAACCGGTTACACTATTACCATACATTAATCCTGCCATTAGCGTAGCATAGTTACTACCTTCACCTGTTCCATAAATTAAGTCATAAATGAAAGCATCAATATAGTGTGCAACATCTGCTTCACATGCCCCTTCATCAAAAGTGTATGATGGATAGTTAACATTAATATATTTTGTAACATCACGTCCAATAAATGCTTTGTTAAGAAGTAATAATCTTGCCGCCGCCGCTTTATTTTCGTCATCTACTCTAGAATTCGAACCTCTAAACGCTGGCGCTGATGAATCACCTGATGCTCCGTTAACTAAGTAATCAATTTGATCGTAAAGTTCTTGAGATAGTTCTTCAACTATTGCTGATACTCCTGAAGTACTCCAAGGCTTACTAACATTCTGTGTAAGCGTATTACCAGTTTGTCTTGTAATAGTTGTACCTTCAATAATATCATCAATTATTGATTTCATATGTAGTATACCAGCTAGTGAGTATGTTGTATCACCTGCCGCTGTTACACTTCCTGCTGGCTCAACTCTAGTTGAACGCAATTCGTCACCAACAACAGCAACTCTTTCTGGAACTCTAATAGGTAGTACTTCGTTATATGTTCCTGTTTTAACATAGATAACTTTGTGTGGCTTAGATTCAACTGGTAAAGTATAACCTGCACCTAGTGTAATTGCATTAGTAATAACTGCCATACTTGCTGTTATAGCCGCTACTACGTCTACTTCTGGTGCTCTTGTAGCGTCTTTAATTTGCAAGTATCTATCACCCGCCGCCACACTATCTAAATCTTGATAGTCTGCCGCTGGTGTTGCACTATTAACAACATCTGTTGCGACTGTAACTACAAAGTTAAGTGCCGCAACGTTTTGACTTTCAGAACCAGTTGTAAAGTAATCTGGACTTACGTTATCTTTCATTGCTTGTGCAACTCTACGTGTGTCAACATTTCCACCTTTTTTAAGATCTAATATAATTGCATCTATTGCAAAACCTGCTAATCTTTGGAACTTTGCTTCGTCAAAAGCAAAACCAATAAAGAATGGTGATGTCTGTGTAATGATTTGTCTCTTAGCCCATTTAGCAGTTTCAAATGCTATAAACGTTCTATTTTCTAACAACAATGAAGCCGCATTAGGATTCTTAGGCCCTTTTTCAATTTCTTCACATGCATAACGAATTGATTTCCAAGGACGGTCTAAGTTTGAACCGTTTGTTGGAAAAGGATTGTTTAAACCGTTTGTTGCAACATAGTATACATCTGGAGTTGAACCAAATTCTCTCCATTCAGGTATTCCACTTGAACTTACACTTAGTACTTGACCTTCTGTGCCAATTGGCAATCTTGCTGGTCCTGATCCTGAACGATAAAGTAAATCACCTTCAGTAGTAATTGCTGATTCTTCAGCACCACTTGCTAGTGTATTCCAATATGTGCCATCGTCTGCTGATGGTTTGTTTAAACCACTTGATGTATGTGCAAGAACACAAATATAACTAATCAAACCTTCACGTACTGAATCACCTTTGTCATAAAGTGTTGCAGTTGTCCAACCGTTTTTCCATTCAATACCTTGGTTTAATAATGCCCAATAAGTAGCGTTTGGCGGACGTTGTGCTTGGTGGTCAGCAATACATAGATAAGTATAACCACCTAGTCTAACAACATCACCAATTCTATAATCTTGGTTAGTTGAATCGTCTCCCCAGTCACCTCTAAGATTAAATCCAGAAGTTACTAAATCCCATTTAGAACTAGAAGCAGGGTTTTCTGCAAAAACATTATCGTTAGCAACATATTGGTTACCACCATAAGTTACAAAGTCACCTGGTTGATATCTTTCATCTGGTTGCCATGTATTTTCAAATTCTAATCCTGGAACAAATTTTTCCCAATTTGCGATATCAGCTTGTAGTGTACCTAACTGTGAGTCTGGATTTGTAGCAACTGATGTATGATGAGTTGTACAAATATAAAGTGTAGCACCATATAAAACTATATCATTAACTTTATAGCGTGTTACATTAGTCCATTCACCTAAGTAATCAAACCCTTTGTTTAAGTAATCCCATTTTGATTGATCTGCTTCAAGGCCGTTTGCGGCTGTAGCATTTGAAGTATGTCCTGTGTTACAAACATAAAGTGTTCCACCATACTTAATAATGTCATTAACTTTATAACGAGTTGATATTGCCCAATTCTGTTTCCAGTCTTGACCTTCTGAGAACAAATCCCATTTAAGTGTATCAGCTTCAAGTCCAAGTGCATTAGTGGCCGCGGCAGTGTGACCAGTGTTACACAAGTAAATGTTTCCACCATATTTTACCAAGTCGTTTGCTTTATAAACTGTTGCCGCTACCCAATTATCTTTCCAGTCAATTGATGTAGCAAACTGATCCCATTTTGATTGATCAGCTTCTAGTGTTGCTTGTGCTGTGTGGCCAGTGTTACAAATGTAAATAATACCACCGTATCTTACGATGTCATTAATTTTATAAAATGTTGCTGTTGACCAATCACTTTGCCATTTTGTACCATCACTGAATAAGTTCCAATGTGATGAATCTGTGTAGAAATCAGCACTGGAAGTGTGTCCCTTCACTGCAACGTAAGTACGTCCACCGTATCTAATTACGTCATCTTTTAGGTACGCCGTGCCTGTAGTCCACGAGTCCTTCCAAATAAATCTAATTCTACCTAGCTTAAATTCTGCCATTTTTTGCTCCGTTCTTGATATTATACATATTTATCATTATCCGTTAAAGTCATCTCGTTCAGTTCTGCCCGACATAAACATATTTAATGCGGCTAAACCGCCGCCTAGTGGTCCTTGTATTGTCATATCAACTGCTACTGTTGCCATTGCGTCTGGATTATTTGATCCAGCTGTGTTTGACATAGTTCTGTCTTCGAATGATAACTGACCTGCTGTTAGTTTGTTGGTAAACAAATTAGATCCACCACCATTAAATCTATTTTCAACATATAATTTTAATGCTCGTTGTGTTGGTATAATATTGTCCGAGTTAGCAACAAATGTGTTATCAGTACTAAATTCTCTAATAACAGCCTGTGTTCCTCCAACTCTAATTCCACCAAGTCTTAATTCGTCCAATCCTTCTAAGTCAAAGAAGTCAGCACTTAAAGTAACGCCACCTTGTGCCTGTGAAACTCTAAATAGTTCTCCAACTCTATAGTTACCATCTTGGTCTGTACTTGTGTAGAATACTCTTCCGCCATTTGATTCAACAACTTCGTTTGCTTGTACTGTATCATTAGCGGATGTTTGCCCTTCAACATAAAGTGCAGGATAGTTTGTATCTGTAAAGTTACCTGTACCAATGTCTAAGAAGTCGTGTCCTGTAAGTCTGCAACTACTATATCTTTCACGTATAGTAACTCCAGTACCG